CATCGCCGCAGTAATCTTGCGGTTCAGTATATACGTGTCATCTAGAACTGTTAAGAACCGGATATCGTTACGTGGGTCACTACATACAAAGTAAGTAAGGTCTGCTACAGATACCGTTACAGTAGATTCTGCGCCTGTGTCGGCATTAAACGCTTTGATAGACGTATTACTCAGGGTGTTATCGCTTTGGATAACAACTATGTATCTGTCGTTCACGCCACGATCTACAAGATGACAGGCAGCGTTTGACGCTGATGAAGTTAGTATCTTTGCTACGTGATCCGTAGGTGGTCTTTTGTTCAAAGCATCAACGATAGAACTTTGTGCGTTGATCTGTATCTCACCTTGGTAAGGTTTTCTTATCTGGTCAGGTTGTTGGGAAATGCCCTGAACCATGTAAGGTATGCTGTCAGATACGAGCGCACTTGTACTCATTGATTGTACCTTCTAGTGCCTGTTCGATGTAGAACCTTATAAACTCCCCAGTTACCGGAGAGAACATTGGCATCTTCTGAACGAGAATCGTTCTGTTCCATAGACACAAGGGCTTCGTTCTCATCTAACTGAGTGAAACCGTTAAGCTCCGTAGCACCTAGTACTCGGTTCTGGAACCTTCTTGCAGCTTTAATTGTTATGTAGCGTCTAGCGTATTGGGGGATTTCGTCCCAAGGAAGGATCAGCGTCATATCTACATAGACGCTTTCGGTAAATGTATATGTCTGGTTCTCTCTGTCGTAGAGCCGCTCACCGCGTAGAACTAAGTCTTTTCCTATGCTAGAGCCTCTATTCGATACATCTACATAGACGGCATTTACAGGGACGTTAATATGGCCGTCAGTATCTTGTACAAGTTTATAGTTGTACTCGCTATTAAAGTTGTATCCTACTGTCGAAACATCAACGATGGTTTCATTGAGAATATTCTTGGCTACGGTAACATCTTCTAGAGAGCTATTCTCCAGAGAAGATACCGGAGCTTCACCAATGGCACTCAGCATGATGTTGACAGCTTCTAACTCAGTCGTCTTATAAAGCTGAACCATCAATATTCCTAGAAAAGGGTGGGGGTCACCCTGCAAAGGTTCTCCTTCGCTATTGATGACCCCCTAGTGTATCCAATCAGAACTACTACTTACGGAGCAGCAGACCTAATCTGTACAGCCGCCTCTGGGCGCAGGACTCCGTGGCCCATAGCGTATTTGGCAACCATTAACGTCATTATCTTATGCAGATTTTTTAATTACTGCCTCCAGATTTCTCTGGAGTGTGGGACTATATCTTCAACCCGTAGGTTGTTCCGCGCTCTTGGATTTTTATCGTCCGGTCTGGACTCAAATCTAGTCTCTGAACCTTGCTACCATTCCTGATAGCCTTGGATGCTGATTACCATATCTTGCGACTTAGGCTTCCAGCAGTTCACGGAATGTGAACCCATATCTTACGATATAGGGGGGCAGTTAATGTATAGTTCTACCCTGACGGCGAATGTCGTACTCGCTCTCAACGGCGAGATCCATAAGCTTCACAGTACCCACGCAAGACGGGTGCGCGACGAGAGCAATCGTGTTACGAGCGTCAACAACTTGCGCTCCAGCCGCACCACCAGCATCCGTACCTGTGCCTGAAACATTGGCAGTCGGAAGGTGTGGGGTTTTGATTAGCTGAATACCAGCGATAGAAGCCACGGTGCCATCGGCAATACTTCCACGCCCACTGAAGTCCACGTTAATTGCGTTCGTGGCATTAGCAAGCATGTAGTAATCGTCTGGCTTGAGGAAACAGAAGCGGTCTTCAGACGGTACATAAGCATCGTCCAGTGCTTCTGCCGCATCAAAGATAGCAGCAATGAGATCATTTGCTACTGTCCCGGCGTTAGTGCTGGTAACAATCGTGCCTGATGCATAACCAGAGTCACCGACGTTTGCAGTCGATGTCTTCGCCGCAGCGACCATCATTTGCAGAACGTGCTTGTCCATCTGGAAAGCCAAGGCCCGACCCATTTCAGTGGTGTAGACGCTGCGGACATCATAGTGATTCTTCGCATCATCGATTTCCGCCAAGAAATGGTGGGAAATAAGTAGGTCATTAATGGTAATGACTTTCTCGTTATGGTTCAGAGCCGTGCCAACGATCTCGTTGCCTACCGTGTGATAAGAGGCCGCTGAACGTCCCATAACGGGAAATTGTGCGGACTTACCTGACGGGATCGAACGGACCATGTGCTTATCGGCAGTCACCGTATATTGCTCAAAGCTGGTAAGAACCTCACCGGCCCAGACTTTGAGAAATAGGGCGTCTGCTGTACCACTGGCATTGACCTGACCTAAACGAGAAACTGTTGCGTTAGCCATTGGGCAACACTCCTAGTTTAGTTTGATAAAAGTAGTTCACTGAGTGAACTGAGGGTTCTGCCAACTTCCCTTTCGCACAGATTGTCCGACGTATCGGGTCAGGGTACTTAGTCAGTCTAGCAATTAGTAAGAAAGAGGACCTGAACGCTCCAATTTCTCTTCAACCGCTGCCCTGAAAGCAGGGTCAGCTTTGTACTCCGCTGTTGACATATCTCTTGAGACTTGCGCCCAGCTATCATAGGTGTCTCCAACTTCATGCTGAGAGGCACCGTGGAGTAGATTTGGCTCTACACCATAATCAGATTGGTAACGACTATGTAGTCCTCGGACTGCCATGAGAATAGCGTCCCGGTTACCACTAGCCATAGCTTGGTTATACTGTTCTTGTTCACCTTCAGATAGGTTCTGAGATGCCCAGCTAACCATTTCAGAATACTGTTCAGACCCGCCAGTAATACTCTCTGCTTCGCCTTTAATTTGTGAACCGACAGCTTGCTGGCCGCTGATGTATTGATCTACGATTTCCCTCGGAATACCCGCGCTTTCAAGTTGCTGATAGCGTTCCTCGGAAAGTTGATTATTTTGGCGATACTCATCTGCCATTTGCTCAAGGTTGAGACCACTTTGGTCTTCAATGACCGGAGCTTCATCTTGAACTTGTTCTTCAGGTTGCGGAGCTTCAGCTTCAACTTGCTGATGCTCTCTTGTATTTTGAGCTTCAAGTTCCCTGTAAGCTTGCGCCAAATCTTCAGGACCATTGAACTTCTCCGGTAGCCACTCAGGACGCGCCGGTTGCGCCTCTTCTGTTCCTTCTTCAGGAGCAACCGGACCCGTCTCAGCAGCTTGAATTTGTACTGTTTCTACCATTATTTAGGCGAGTCGCCTTTCTGTATTAAGTTTCCAGATTTCTCTAACTTGTAAACAACACCGACTTCAGCCGCTTCATGTCCCGGCCAAGTAGGGTATTCAGGTTCTTTTTTGGTTTCTGTCTTTTTGAGATCAGTCATTAAAATCCGCCTTGTCCACCACCATAGCGATTTCTTGTCATTCTTGAGAAATTACGTGGACGAGAAACTTTGTTTGGCTTTGATGGAGTTTTCTTAGGTTTTTTGGGTGCTGACGCACTAAGGTCTGCGTTTGAACGGGTAGTACGTTTGGCCTTTTCACCAGCACTCTCAGCTTTGTACTTCTTGCCTTTCCAAGTGAAGACATTGGATTTGGCGTTGTAAGAAAATCCAGTACGAGAATTACCCTTTACATTTACGCCAGCCTTTTTGGCCTTACGGGCCGCAGCATAAGCTGAACGGAAACTACCAGCTTCTGGAGTAGACTTCTTATAAACGGGATAATCCATACGAGCTTTATTCTTTGTCACTCGGTTTACTGGACCCGTTGTCTTCGATTTAGAAGGAGTAGCAGTAGCAGTAGGTTTAGGTTTATTCATAGTCCTTTTTTGACCAGCTAAACCAAAAGCAGAATTATTTTTACCACCTCCTAATTTTTTTCGGACTTTAGAAATTAAACCACCACTTTGTTTATTCGGACGAGGTTTAGGTTTCTTTCTGTTTCGCATATTTGAGGCCATTACTGGGTCATCCCTTGTTCAACCATTTGTTTAGCAGCGGCAGGAGCGGCACCTTTGACGCCTTCCTGCATTGCGGTCTGCATCATTTGCTGTTGTTGCAGTTGCTGTTGCTGCATTGCTAATTCTTGATCAGAGCGAATCAATCCTTCGACTTCGATGCCATGACCAGTGGCAAGTCGTTTGATAAGATCACCAGAGTTAATACGCTGGATAGATTGTGGTGATGCGCCTGTTAATTGGATAAGGTCAGCTAAGAAACTCTTCAGTTTCTGTAGGTCATTACCTCTGCCTAATGCGGCAGTACCTGTGACAATTACAGGTCTAACGGCACCCTTAGGTATCGCTGGTATCTGACCTTTGGACTGCATCCTCTTAATGAGGACACTAACGAGAGGAAGCTGAAACTCTACGGAGAGGAGAGAGTAAACACCGGAGAGTGCAGTTTCCAACTCGTTAGCCATAAAGCGGATTTCTTCCGCTGTAACTCGTTCTGCCTGTCGTTGGATGGATTCGTTAAGGAGAAAAACGAACTTCAACCGTTCTTCGATACGCTGAACTGAGTCTAGAACAACGCGCATGTCTTGATACTTTTCAGTCTGCAAGACCTGAACGTCATTAGGGGAGCCAGTAATAACATCACCGTTGTTGGCGTCTGCTATATCGGCTTTTCTTGTCGTAGCGTTAGGAGCCACTAAGAAGACAAGCTTAGAAGCCGCTGCGCTAAACTCAATAAGAGCTTGTGTCAGTGCTTCTAAGCTCTTGAGGTCACCAAGAACTTCTTCACAAAAGCTTCTGCCGTAGTCTTCGCCATCGATGCGGACCATACGCAACGCCAGCCAAGGGAGCATGTCGGCAGGATATTCACCGTAAGAGTCTGCTAGTATCTGGTCATCAAGTTCTTGGTAAACTTGGTACTTGTCTCCGACCTTAACCACTTTGGTGAACAGGGGAACAGCGTCAGCATTGTTGTAGCTGTTCTCTATTCTATTAGGACCGTCATAGACGTTCTCAGGGGGCGGTCCACCCAGTGCTTCTTTAGAGACTAGTTCTTTGACGATAATCTCAACAACTTCGCCATTTGGGTCTCTACGGCAGACATAGTTGGTGAGAGGAAATACCTTTAGTCTGCCGTCTTTTGGTAAATGAATAAGAACATTACCAGTAACGATTAGATGTTTCAGAGCTTCAAAGACCGAAACACGTATAGCTGTTGCTTCGATCTCGTCCATAACGTCTCGCTCAATCTTGCTTAAAGACGCTTCAACCTCTGCTTTAATCTGTGGTGCCTTTTCTAACTCCTGTGCGGATTCAGAGTCAGGCATCAAACGGAAGAAAGGTACGTTAGGTGGAAGCAGAAGCATTAAGAGCTTACTGGCTAGATTATTAACACCTCTAGCCCCTACAGATTGGTAGGGTGTATAGATAGAATTGGATGAGGAGAAACCCTCTGGGGGTAACAAGGCGGGAATAGTGAGTTCACTGGCTTCCCGCGCTCTATCTAAGTAGTACTCTCGTTTTGCTTCTAGCTTGTTGTAGCGAGACTTACAGCCTTGCTGCATTATACGGATACTGCCGGGTTCTTCTTCTTACCAGCGCCCGGTATAGACAACGATGCTGCGCCAGTATCTTGTGCTACATCCTTGCTATCCGTTACCGTTTCTTCCGTGCCATCATCTTTCCTAAGTTTAAGTATAGGCGCTGGCTCTGGGTCTTTTTGAACCACAGGGGGAAGAGGCGCGGGAGCAGGAGCGGATCGTCCCATGCACATTAGCTTGTCCTCTCTTGTAATTGTAATAACCAGCGAACTACTGATCTTTGACCACCTTGGAAGTATAGTTCACTCAGTGAATCAGTATTTCGCGGAGATAACTCAGGGAAAACCTCGTCTAATAACTTAATTAAATCATCGACTGTGTCTGGTAATTCTGGGTCCAAAACAGGTTTCCTTCTTTAGTTGTCATTAAATTACACATTACAAACACCACCATGACCGCTGATCTCACAAATATCGTGAGTTTCGATGCTTTCTTCGTATTCTTCACCAAGTTTATCGATAGCTTCTGAATAGCTACACTGGGTCAAAGGTTGTCCACCTCTGGCTCCATCAGGGTAACAAGTGAACCCCCGCAAACCGTGAGCATACTTAGCTAAAGTTTCCGCAAACGGCTTTACCGTATCAGGGTTGTTTAGTTTTGTTCCCCATTTCGGCAAATTAATAGTGCTAGATATCGACATATCGACATACTTTTGTACGTCGTATTGAAATTTAATACGTCTTTCATAATCCTCTGCGAGGTCGAGTGCGGACTCGATAGAGTCAGGCTTAACATCGTAAAGCTCCACCATTTCTTGTGCGGTGGAATCAATCACGTATTGGTAGTGCCACCTTTTGTTTCCTTTGAGATACCGCCGCTTGTAGGCAACGGCGTATAGAGGCTCGATACCGGAGGACGTACCTCCGACAATCGCTATCGAACCCGTGGGAGCAATGGCGCGATTGGCAACAGGGCGACTAATAGACAAAAAGTCAGCAAAAGAACGGCTAACAGTATCAGATACGCCCTCGTAAATCCCCAGCCATCTATGAAGCTCCGGTGTAACTTCGTACTTTTCATTTCTTTTAATAAGCCATTCATGTAGTCCCATAAGACCAAGTCCGAGCCGCCTATTTTTCTCTCTGACTTCATATACTTTCTGATATGGCAGTTCTGCGCGAAGGGTGCCGCAAATAAGGAACTTCGTAGCCAACTCTGTAATAGTTCGTAGTTCATCGAGGTCGTCTATTCTCCCAAGGTTCATGCTTCCTAAATTGCAGACATCCGAATCTGTATCCGAACAGACTTCGGTACAGGCATTTCGCGCTGTCTCATCTTCTTTATCGAAGAAGTTGAAACTGAAACCGGGTTCCGCTGTACGCAGGGCTTGCTCGACGTTCTTAACGAATACGTCTCCAAGTTCTCCTGTGTTCCAATACTGCATTAGCCATGCAGTGTCGTAGTTCACACTGATGTTGGTGTGGTCGAGTGGACACTTGAAGTTGAAATCCTGTTCTTTCGCCTGTGCCATTGTGATGTCACCGACAGGCATTTCGTCCCAGTTCTTCGCAACGAGAAAGTCCTCGATGTCACCGTGCTTGTGGTTCAATGAGGCATAGATAGCGGATCGCCGTGACCCGCCTTGCATTACAGATCCCCCAATGTGATCGACAAACTTCATGGCGGGTAGGGGGCCGCTTGCCATACCGCCTGTAGACTTCAGTGGCGTACCGCTTGAACGGTAAACCGAATAGTCGTTGCCAATGCCACCCCCTGTCATCAGACAGGAGGCAGCTTTCCAAGCAAGGTTAGACCATGACTCACGGGTGTCTTCGGAAGACTTCAACAGGTAGCAGTTGTTGAAGAACTTCTTGTCGCGACCAGCGTAGTAGAGATACCTGCCACCGGGGATAAACTTGAGGGCAGCAATGGCTTCGGTGAGTGTTTCTTTCTCGTCTGCCGTCAGGTGTTCCTGACAGACATCATCGACCAGCGTCTTAGCGAGTTCGCTGAATGTCTCTGCACCTTCATGTCGATACTTGTGGTTGAAGATATCTTCCGCAAACTTTGAGCGGAACATTGGAT